GGACAAGGCTATGGTAGAATAAGATTAGATATGGACTTAGAAAGTGATTTTGAAAATCAGATGAGAGATTGTGATTCTAAAGTGCATGGTGGCGGTGACTAAAAATGAAAACACAACTACTATGCACATTCACCCAAAAGGATAAGATAGAAGATATTCTAAGCCTTATCATTCTTTGTAACGATGTACTTTACGAAAAGGTATATGTGTTTCAGAATGGTAACGATAGCAACCAACTCATCTGCACATATAATGTTGAGTATGATACCGATAATCATCCCGAAGATATTCCAAATACCATTTCACTACATCGTAAGAAACAGAGTAATACACTATACACAATAAATGCACTCAACGAAGTTATCAGAGAATTGAATAATGGTGTGTTAGATAAGAGATTTCCTATACCTTGGGAGCAATATCAGAATAGTTTATTGCTTACAAATGACAATGGGTTAAATAAAATACCAACAAAAATACACAGCATAGTAGATATAAAAGATTACCAAGAAAACTAAAAAATAATTGTATTTCACTATATCAGGTGATATATATTATTGGTTACAGAGAGTAACTAACAAATGAATAATAAATAATAAAACAAGGAGATTGACAAATGGATATTAATTCTATTCGTAATAGGCTTAACCAGCTACAAACCACAAATAACAGAACTTCAAATCTTTGGAAACCACAACCTGGTAAACAGGTTATTCGTGTCTTACCATATAGACACAATAAGGATAACCCATTTATTGAGTTGTTTTTTCATTTCGGTTTGAATAACAAAACCTATTTATCACCAATCACATTTGGTCGTCCTGATCCAATCGAAGAGTTTGCACAAAAACTTAAAACGAGCGGTAACAGAGAAGAGTATCAGATGGCTCGTAAATTGGAAGCTAAGATGAGAACCTTTGCTCCAGTAATTGTGCGTGGAGAAGAATCTCAAGGTGTTCGTTTTTGGGGTTTTGGTAAGACTGTTTATCAAGAATTACTTTCAGTAATCGCAGATCCAGACTACGGTGATATTACAGATGCAATTAGTGGTCGTGATGTCTCAGTAGAATTCATAACTGCTGAAGAAAGTGGTGCTTCTTTTCCTAAGACTACAATCCGTGTTAAACCTAATCAATCACCTATAGTGGAAGATAAGGCGCAGATGGAAAATATGTTAGAAAATCAAAAAGATATTACTGAATTATATCAGGAACTATCCTATGAGGATCTTACAGGTGTTCTGAATACTTGGTTAAACCCAGATGATGCAGAAACAACTGAGGATAAGAAAGAAACCGCTCCTAAATCAGTAGTTGCCGCTTCAGCAGCGAATTCCAATGTTGAAGATGCTAGTGCTGCTTTTGACGATCTATTCAATAAGTAAATAAAGTATAGTGGGTGTTGAAGCCAACACTAATAAAACCGAGTGTGTGAACCATTCACGTGGACAAAAGCCGGACACACCCACTATTTAATTAGGAGACTATATGTCAGTTAAAGATGACTTAGCTGGAGTTCTTGCCGACTCCTTAAATAAAAAATTCAAAGATTATAAGGTTGCATACTTCTTAGATGGCGCACAAAAGACACCAACGGATATAAGTGAGTTTATCTCTACAGGTTCAACAATGTTAGACTTAGCAATTTCAAATCGCCCTAATGGTGGTATTGCGGTTGGTAGGATTACAGAGTTAAATGGATTGGAAAGTAGTGGTAAATCATTAGTTGGTGCTCATCTACTTGCCGAAACTCAAAAGAAAGGTGGTGTCGCTGTTTACATAGATACTGAAACTGCCGTAAGTGAAGAGTTCTTAGGTGTTATAGGTGTTGATATGAATAAAATGTTATATCTGCATTTAGAAACCATAGAAGATGTTTTTGAGGCTATTGAAGAAATAGTAACCAAAGTAAGAGAATCAGATAAGGATAGATTAGTAACTATCTTAGTAGATTCATTAGCTGCTGCTACCACAAAGGTTGAGTTAGATGCTGACTTTGATAAAGATGGTTGGGCTACCTCAAAGGCTATCATTATATCAAAGGCTATGAGAAAGATTACTCAAATGGTTGGTAGACAAAGAGTAGCTTTGGTATTTACAAATCAGTTAAGAGTAAAGTTAGGTGCTATGTTTGGTGATCCTTATACCACATCAGGTGGTAAGGCTCTTCCATTTCACGCATCAACTCGTGTAAGATTAAAGAACAAAGGTCAGATTAAAGATAGTAAAAAGAATGTAATAGGTATGACTGTTCTGGCGCAAGTGATTAAGAATCGTTTGGGTCCTCCACTTAGAAAGGCTGAGTTTCCACTCTACTTTGAAAGTGGTGTTGATGATGATGGAAGTTGGTTACATGTGATGAAAGAACATGGGCTGGTTAAAGTTGGTGGTGCTTGGTATACCTTGAAATATGGAGATGAGGTACTCAAATTTCAATCTAAAGAATGGTCAGAAATGTTGAAGAAAGATGAATTTAGAAAATATTGTTATGATATGATATGCGATAAGGTTATCTTAAAATATACTAAGGCTGATTTAGGGATTGATGATGTAGAGATTACTGAAGAGGTGCTAGGTGACTAATGCTAGATACCTTTCGATACTTGAAGAGATAAAAAATAAAGGCGGTAAATTAGACTCAGAAGAACCTGACGATAAGGTATTGATTATAGATGGTTTGAACACATTCATAAGATGTTTCAGCGCTATACCAACTCTCAATGATGACGGTGCTCATGTTGGGGGAATAGTTGGTTTTCTAAGGTCAATCGGTTATGCTATACGAACAATTAGACCTACCAGGACTGTCATAGTATTTGATGGTAAAGGTGGGTCTAACCGCCGAAAGAAATTATTTCCAGAATATAAAGCTGGTAGGAATATGTCGGAAAGACTTAATCGTTCCTATGATTTCAATGACAAGGAAGATGAGCATCAATCTATGAAGATGCAATTAACGAGAGTTATTGATTATTTAGATTACCTTCCGCTCACAACTATTACTATTGAGAATATTGAAGCTGATGATACGATGGCTTATCTTACCAAACAGGTTATGACTACATCCAAGATAGTTTTGATGTCCACAGATAAGGATTTTCTTCAGTTAGTAAATTCCAGAGTTTCAGTTTGGTCTCCCACTAAAAAGAAAATGTATGATCCACCAAAAGTATTAGAGGACTATGGAATACCATCTCACAACTTTGCCGTGTATAGATCTATAGATGGGGATAAATCTGATAACATAGGTGGTATCCGTGGTTGGGGATTGAAAACTATTCAAAAAAAACTACCACTTATACTCGAAGATAAGATACTTAATATAGATGACATCATTAAAGAAGATGAAAAGCTTAAAGAGAGTGAAGAGTTATTGAAGAGAAACTACACATTGATGCAATTGGATGAAGTAGACATCAGCACTTCTGCTAAAACTAAAATCTTAGACAAAATTAGAGAACCTGTTACCAGGTTAAATAAAGTGCAATTCCAAAAAAGATTTATTGAGGATAGACTATTTGCAACATTACCAAATATGGAAAGTTGGTTAGTTCAATGCTTTGCTAAACTCAATCTAATGGCCGAGAAAACACATGGGAAGAAAGCGTAAATACACTTCAAAAGCAGAACGTAGGGAAGCCCAAAGAAAGTGGTCTATGGAATATTACCATAGGAATAGAGCGGTTCTTCAAGCTAAAGCTAGAGAACGTTATCGTAGAAAGAAACTTATGGAAATAAAAGAAATACAAAGAAGAGAACTATATGGCGAGTGAGAATTTTAATGAATTCGGTCCGACATTTCAATCAAAGATAATCTCATCTTTATTGTCGGATAATAAGTTTATACAAACTATAAATGACATACTAGAGCCAGCATACTTTGATTCAGATGCTAACAAGTGGTTGACAAAAGAGATAGCTAAATACTTTATGGAGTTTAGAAAAGCTCCTACATTAGAAGTTCTAAAGATAAAAATCACACAGATGGATGATGATGTACTTAAAGTATCTATCATTGAAAATCTAAAAGAAGCTTGGAGAAATATAGAGGCTACTGATTTAGAATTTGTAAAGCAGGAGACTTTAGGTTTTTGTAAGAATCAGGTTATTAAAGAATCGATTATGGAATCGGTTAATCTATTAGAACAGAAAAAATACGATGAAATAAAAGTAATAATTGATGCTGCTATGAAAGCTGGTAGTGAAAGAGATTTAGGTCATGACTACATCATTTCATTAGAAGAAAGACTTACATCATCAGTAAGAGATACATTACCTACGCCTTGGGATTCAATTACTAATGTTTTGGATGGTGGATTGGCTGGTGGTGAGTTAGGTGTATTAGTTGCGGCTGCTGGTATTGGTAAGACTTGGTGTTTACAATCATTAGCTGCCCATTTAGTAAAACAGGGTAAGACTGTAGTTCATTATACCTTAGAGTTAAATGAAGCATATGTTGGTTTAAGATACGATACAATATTTAGTGGAACACCAACTGCTAACATTAAGTTTTATCAAGAAGATGTTCAGAAAGTCATAGATGGACTAACGGGTAAGTTAATCATTAAATATTATCCCACTCGTTCTGCTTCGGTAAATACATTAGCAGCTCATCTAAAACAGATGGAAATACAAGAAATTAAACCCGATGCAGTTATTGTAGATTATGCTGATATTCTAAAGCCCACTACATTCTATAAAGAGAAGAGACATTCTACAGGTGAAACTTATGAAAATCTTCGTGGTATGGCTGGTGAGTTTAATATTCCAATATGGACGGCATCACAGGCAAATAGAAGTTCATTAGAAGAAGAAATAATTGATGCTAGTAAGGTTTCTGAAGATTACTCTAAG